AGAACAAAGACATACCTTCGTTGATAGATGAACGTGCTACGGCTAACGCTAAGCCTGAGTAACTGCTTGTGTCTATGTTAGCCATAAATTCTAGTTTATCTTTCATTTCTTCTACGTCGGTAAACGCAGAGAACTCACTCTCAGGTAAACCAAGAGTATCATTCAATAGAGCGTAACTGCGTTGATGGACGAACTCACGATTAGCAAATGAAGCAAGCATTGCTCGTATCTCATTGTTCTTAAACTTAGGTAAGTAGTGTTCAATATAGTTTGTACCTACCGCTACATCTGATTGAGTAAAGAGACGTAGTATCTGTGTGATGTGATTCTTTTCTTCTATCGTTAGCTTATCACTTTTCCATTGAGCAACATCATCTTGTAGCTTAGCTTCCCATTCCCCCCAGTGAAGGTGTTCATGTTCTACTGCTTTCTCTACTGCCCAAGGATATTTAAAAGGCTTATATGCTGTGTTTGTTTCTAAGAGACTCATTATTTAATACCTTAATTTTTATTTATTCTTTTTTCTAAAGCTTCCCAAGAGATAGGAAACTCTGGTTCAATACTTTCTTTTAGTAAAGCTGCAAACTCTTTAGCTTCTTCTTGCGCACCTTCACCGCTTCGCAAATTATATACGTGGAAGAAAGCTAGTAGGTTTCCGGACCAGATGAAATTAACCATCATGCTTTGCGGTAACACCATACGAGCCATCTCTGGTGCAACGCCTGTTTGAAGCATTGCATCATATACTTTGCAACAGCCTTCTATTAGAAGAAGATAGTTCTCATTCAATGCCTCTGAGTTTACATGCTCTTCTCCACTGCCCTGCTTGATAGACTCATCAGGACGTTTGCGCCAAGCCTTAGGTACATGAAACTCAGGAGCATGGTCAATGTAACGACGAGACTCTTCATTCCATGTTANACCTGCTTGATGCTTCATAAGCTGACGCGCAAGAAACAAAGGNACTTGGCATCNAAGCTGTATAAAGTTATGTCTAAAAGGAGTATCATGATAATGCTTAGCAAGATAAGAAATAAGCTTCTCGTCTTTTGCTTCNAGAATATCTTTCTCTACGCTGAATGAAACTCTTGCGCTGTTGACGACACTAAGGTCGCCTCCAGATGTATCTACTAATTCTACTTTCATTATGCTTCCTTTACAAATATGCCATCGACCATCTTGCCTTTGCGGTCCTTGATGTCATTGTATGCTACTGCAAGACATTCTTCAAGTGTAGTTTTGTTACGCTCACAAAGATTAATCATCACTACTAACATATCGCCGATGTCATCTTTAAAGTCTTTACCTTCCATTACATTATCTTGCAGTTCACCAAGCTCTTCAACAAGCTTAATGAACTGTGCTTTATCTGTTGAACCTTCAATCAGGTTACGGTCATGATGCCACTGGATTGTTTTATCTATTAGTTCTTTCATTTAAAGTCTGCCAGTAATTCGTTGTANCCNCCGATGTAAATAAGTTCATCATCAACACGTTTAAATATNTGTGGNACAGTCATNAATGGTCTTCCTGCTACACTCTGTAAACGTTCCTTGTCGTATTGTGCAAGTAACTCTACGTCTGTGTACACATAATCTTCATCTTGTCTGTCTAATAAACGTGTCGCTTCAATACAAAACCCACATCCTTTTCTACCATATATCTCGTACATAATTATTCCTTATCCTTGACAACTAATACATTCATCATCGTCGCCCTCAAAATCTTTAAGTGCGTCGCGTTCTACTTTTGTTCCAATGTTATCTGCTGTTTTACCTGCGGTAGTACGTAAGTAATACAATCCCTTCAAGCCTGAAGTATAAGCTTTTAAATGCACACGATTAACATGTCCTTTATCTGCACCTGAAGGGAAGAAAAGATTAACACTCTGACCTTGGCATATAAACTCTTGGCGCTTAGCAGAATGTTCAACCACCCAAGTCTGGTCTAATTCAAATGCAGTCTTGAACTTACTCTTATCGTGCATGCTTAGAAACTCTAAGTGTTGTACACTACCATCATTAGCTAATATACTGTTCCATGTATCCTCATTATCTTTATCAAGGTTCTGAAGAACTTCTTCTAAGTATTTATTCTTAACTGTATGTGCGCCTGCGCGTGTACGATGAACATACATATTAGATTTAAGAGGTTCTATAGACGCAGTACATCCACAAATAATACTAGAATTAGCGTTAGGAGCAATAGCAAGTAGATGAGCGTTTCGAACTCCCGACCCAATACCATCAGGACATTCACCACGTTCTTTAGCAAGGACTTTAGTTTGCGCTTCAGCTTGAGACTTAATGTTTTTAAACATCGTATAGTTTGCTGATGTTGCTTCCCAACTTTCCCAAGCAATATCTTTAGATTGTAAGTAACCATGAAAACCCATAGCACCGATGCCAATAGAACGTTCACGAACAGCAGAAAAACGCGCCTTATCCAACTCTTCTGGGGCATGTGCAATAAACTCCGTTAATACATTATCTAATAGAGTTACTAAATCAGCAACCATTGTTGTGTCTTTCCAATCATCATACTTCTCTAGGTTCACAGAAGATAAACAACATACTGCTGTACGTTCTTCGTCGGTAGCTAAATGAATCTCATTACATAAGTTTGAACCATGTATCTTTAAACCTAATTCTTTTTGGAACTTAGGTAAAGAAGCATTAGCAGTATCAATAAAGTTTAAGTAAGGTGAACCTGTTCTAAAGCGAGCCTCAAGAATACGTTGCCATAAATCTCTTGCTTTGATTGTTTCAATTACTTCTCCCTTACTAGGGCAGATTAGATTCCAAGAGCCGTCTTCTTTTACTGCTTCCATAAAATCATTAGGGATATTAACAGCATTAAAAATGTTAAAGCATTTACGATTAATGTCTCCACCAGTAGGTAGTTTGAAGTTAACAAACTCTACAATGTCTGGATGGCTAACATCTAAGTAAGCGGCATAAGAACCTTTACGAGTCTTACCTTGTTTAAAGGCTGTCATCTGTGCGTCTACAACTTTAAGCATCGGCATTACACCAACAGACTTATCTGTAATACCGCGAACATTATCCCAATGACCGCCAACGCCTCCACCTTTAACGCTAAGCATTGCTGTCTCAGCATGGTGTTCAACTAGACCCTCAACTGTATCAGGGACATAAGAAAGAAAACAACTAATAGGCATTGCCTTATGAGGTTCTCCTGCTTTAGGTGCGTTACTAAGGATAGGACTACTAAACATAAACCAACCTTGAGAAACGTAATCGTAGATACGCTGTGCTAGTTGTAAGTCTCCACCACAGTAAGCTAAGGATGCTCTAGAAAAAGCCTCTTGTGGACTTTCTTCTTCGCTAAGCATATAAAATTCTTTGAGTAAAGAGGATGCTTGTTCAGTAAGCAATCTATCTCTATCTAAGTTTATTGTTATTGTCATCAGTGTTTCCTAATTAATGCTAATGAGTTTGTTTAAATAATGTTCAGCTTTTCTTAAATCATTTAAGCCGCCTTTGTTGCGCCAACGACTAATGTATTTAATAATGTTTCCTTCAAGATAACCTTGGAATGCTTCTTCAGACATAATGCTTTCCATATATTCCCAAGGTTGTATAGGTAGATTGTAGTGGTCAGGACATGTTTCATTAGGAAACTCTCTCTGGTCGTAGTGCAAACCATCATTCCCATTCTGTCCTATAATATCCATACGTTCTTCAAGAGCATCCTTAAGGTCTGCTGTTGCTACGTATTGTTCCCACTCTTTGTTTCTACTATTGCGATTTTCAGCAATTTCTTTTAAGTGTTCTTCCATTTCTTTTGAACTCTTATAGATAGTATCATAATGTTCCATTAGTATATCTCCTGTATTCTGTCTAAGGTTGTGTTGGTAACAGAATCAATTTCTTTTTTAAAGTTAGAAATAATGTACTCATACATTTCTTTTTTGTTATCAAGGCTCTTCTTGTATTTATAAAAACTATTTTCATATATACGTCCTGAGCATTCTGAATCATAAATAGATTTGTGAAATGCTGCCTCTACCTTGTAACCATAGTATGCTTGTATTGCTGCAATAACTGATTCTTCTTTTGTCATAACACCTCCACTTGATTTGAACCTCTATATTAAAACAACAACACAACAATTACAAACGATAACTAACTGGTCAGAGGAGGTCGTCTTTGTTTTTAGATACCCACTCATTAGGTAGTGTTGTTTCATCATACCATTTAAAGTTATTAGCTTCAGCCCATTCAGAATGAGAACGCTTTGTTCCATCTTTTCTTTTCTTTGCTTGAGGCATAGGAGCATTGGGGTTAGCAAACAAGAAGACTAATTCATAACCATCAGGCAATGCCTTAGAAATCCAAATGTATTTACTGTACTCTGCGCTATCCCAGAATCTTCCTTTAGCTTCTAATAAGATTTTCTTTCCATCTAATTCACGTACAAAATCAGGTGTATAAGTATGATGAATAGTATACTCAATCTTATCTAAGTGTATCTCCCAATCTTTAAGTGGTCCTGTATGTAACTCATACTCCCACTTAGAATCATAACCTGACTCAAGATTCTTTTCTCTTGGGCGTTTAACTCTAGGCTTTCTAAATCCTTTCCTAATCTTTGGATTAGACATTAGAACTCTCCTTGTTTTATATCTAACTCTTCAATTGTAATTAAGAGATACATGTTAAAAATAATATCATTAATAATATCATCTTGTTTATCAATGTCTCTTATATGTTTCTCTAAAAGATAAACAAGTTCTTTTAAATCTTTTAAATTGTCGGTGCGTTCTGCCATGTTGTACTCTCTTTCATAACATCAGTCAGCTTAATAGTATATATAGGCTTACTTGGATTCTTCTTAACAATATTTTTTAAATGTTTTCTAACCCACTTACGAGAGAAAGCACTAAGCATTACTTTATTGTTAGCTCTAATGTGTGTTTGTTTAGGCAATAGTTCATCAAGATTATACTTATTAATCTTTAAAGCTTCTTCTTCACTTACTAAAGTCTTAAGCCATTCAACAAGAATAATATCTGTGTGATGGCTGATTGCCTTCATGGTTTTTTCGTTCATAGTATTTCCTCTACGTTAGGTTCTGAAACAACTTTCGTTAAATAAATATAACCATTAGAATATTTAAATGTTCTTAAGCCTTCACCATCATTTGAATCTTTATAGCATTCATGTTTAAAGCTACACCAAGTACAACCCTTAGGTAACTTCATGTTTCCTTTAGTGCCATGTGCTTCAGGTTCATAACAAGGTTCAGGCATATCATCACCAAAGACTTGTTCTTTCATAGTTTTAATTCTTTGTGTGATGTTAGGTTTATCTAAATCATCAGGACGATATAAACATAACTCACCTGACTCTTTATTGATAACAAGGAAGCCTCCATTCTCTGTGCCTGTTGAGTGTTCATAGGCAGCAAGCTGTGCAAGGTATCCGAAGCTATCATCTTGTGGTAGTGTTCCATTGCGGAACTTATTAAATGCAAACTTAGAGGCTGTCTTAATGTCTACTACTTCGCCGTCGATAATACAATCCATATGTCCTGTAATACCTTCAACCTTTGCTTCACCTTGTTCGCCTGAAACATTGTGTCCGCTCATGCGCACAAGCATAAGTAGAATCTCTTCTAGTAGATGACCATATAAGAATTTAATTTGAGTGGAAGGAGAGGGAGGTGTGCGTTCTTCTGCGTTCTTTTCGAACCAAAGCAGTCGAGCAGGACGCCCAACATTAGACATTCTTAGATTGAATTCTTTGTTTCGCTTGGAGGGTTGTGACCAATGTAGAAGACATTCTCTAATGCCCTCTAATGTTTTATCTAATTCAGCCTCAGATATGTTAAGAGGTTCGCCATGCGACAAACCTTCAAGGCTAGAATATATATCTGTGATAAGAGTATCTAAACTCTTAGTGTGTTTCTGACCAGTTGTATCCGACATTGTAGTCTCCGTCTAATGGACAACGCATATTAAGATTCTGTCCTGCTTCTACGATTGCATCAATGCCTAACTGACCTACTGTATCAGCATCTTTATCTGAGGTTTCTATCTGCCATTCGTCGTGTACATTAGCAACGAACTTAGCATCAACACCAGAAGCAATAATCTTTTTGTTTAAAATAACAAGTGCTTCTTTCATAACGATTGCACCTGCACCTTGAAGTAAAGTATTTAACGCTGAATGTTCTGAGCGCACAAATAGTTTACGTCCGTCTAATCCTTTAAGCCACCCCTTCTTGCTCGCTCTTGATACTCTATCTTTAAGTGTTGCAAGTGATGGCGTATTAGTAAGAAAACGTTGTTTAAGTCTTCGACCTGTCGCTCTGTTTCCTCCAGAGATTGACCCAATTTTTGCATCTCCCGCTCCGTATAAGAAGGCATAGATGAAAGTCTTAGCCTGATTTCTAGATTCAAGTCCCGCAGCTTTTTGGTTAGCTGTGTGTATGTCTCCGTTGAGAATTTCATGAGTGTATTCCTCGTCATTCATATAGTGTGCAAGCATACGTAGCTCTAGTCCTGAAGCATCAATACCTACAAGTCTCTTATTGTCTTCGACTGTCCAACAACTGCGACACTCTTTACCATAAGGTGAATTACTTGAAGGTATCTGAGCCATGTTAGGTTCGCTGTGTGTCATTCGACCGGTCACTGCACCATTGCTATTAACATAACCATATACTCTATCGTTACTTTTCGTTGACTCTAACCAAGATTTAATCTGTGCTACACGTTTCTGTAACATAAGATACTTAGCAATCAACTGAGCCTCCGGTATATTCTTAACCTTTTCTAATGTGCTTTCATCAACAATCGGCTGACCAGTTGGTGTTAGCTTAACCGGTTTCCAACCGAAGCGTACAAGATACTCTCCGATTTGCTTCCGACTTCCAAGATTAAAAGGCGTAGACTCTGTACGTATAATATACTTTTCTTTAGGGTTTTGCAACATTGTATACTCTTCATCGCTGAGGCGTACACGTTTTGTTTGTCCGGCTATCTTACCCATCTTTGAAAGCGCACCTATCTTAGTATAAGAAGGTTCAATCTTAGTCTTAGTTACAACAGGTTTAAATGTTAGATGTACTTCAGACTCAACAGCAACTAGCTCTGCAGTTATCTCTGCCACAAGCTCCATAGCATAAGGGACATTAAGCTTAAACCCATTGCGTATCTGTTCTTGGATAATACTATATACACCATGCTCTAATTCTATTGATTGCTTAGAGAAACCTCTTGCTTCTTGGCGCAAACATTTAAATACTTTTGCATTAAGCTTAGTATCACGAACACAATAAGTCATCATCTCTGGCTCAAAGTATTCAAAGTTATCATACTTAATCTTATTGTACCCAAGCTTCTGACCCCAAGCATCAAGACTATGACCACCCTCTCGAGTGGGATTAAATAATCTACTAAGAACAAGTGTGTCTAAAACTTTGGCATGCTCTGATAAATCCACACCTTTGATTTTATGTATGACAGGTAAATCGTAGCCGATAATATTGTGACCGATAAGCTTATCCGCAGTTTGAAGGTGCGCCACAGCTTCATCAATTTGTTGTGGGTCGTACTCATAAGTTTCTCCTGTATCCACATCTACAATTACAATACAAAAAATAACATCAGGATTAAATCCATTCGCTTCTATATCAAACACTAAGCTTTTCATAATTCATCCTCAAAAAAGTTATCCTCTTCTGGTAGTGTCTCATCTAGTCTACCTGTATGTTTATCATAAAGAAGGTGTGTTGCTACTCCAACGTCACCAGTATATCTAGATTTTAACACACGAACCTTGGTAGTGGAAGCCTCAATTGGGTCATCAGACTGCTGATTTCTTTCAAGACCAATAACACAATCACTTAGCTGAGCGATAGACTGAGAACCACGTAAGTGAGATAAGCCTGTCTCGATACCATTCTCATGTCCTTTGTTGCCATCGACACGACGTAAGTGAGAAACAAGAATCATTCCACAGCCTGTCTCTTCAACAAGGGTACGAAGTCGGTGCATAATATTATCAATAGCTTTTCGCTCATCAGATTCTAAGGCACTAAGAACTAACATATGTAAGTGGTCAACCACAATCCATTTACAATCACAACCAATAATCATAAAGCGTAGCTTGCTGAAGATACTATCTATATCGTTAACGCCAAGGTGAGAGTGAACCCAAACACGTCCTTCGTTCTCGCCCTCAAATACATTATAGTAATGCTTATCAATTTCTTCTTCAGACATCTCACTGCGTACTGAATCGAGATGCATCTTAGAATTAGATTCAATACTTAGGATGCCATCAATGGTACGTTGCCAGTTTTCTTCTAACGCAATGACACCTACATTATCTTTAGTTTCTTTTATAAGCCAGTGTTCTAACTCTCTTGTGATTGAACTCTTACCAAGTCCTGTACCACCAGTAAGGGTAACTAACTCTCCAAGGCGTAAGCCTTCTAGCTTTGCGTTAAGCCCTGCCCAAGGATAAGGTATGCTTTCTTTCTTCTCTCTGCTCTTATATTTTTCTTTGCTTGCAGTAACACTTAGTACACCTGATGGGGTATATAACTCTGCGTTCCACCAGTTCTGTACAAATTCTTTATGCTGTGCCTTACGTAGCATATCGTTAGCATCTTTGAAACCATTGGGAAGATTAAGAATCTTAGCTTTGCCGGGGCGTAATAGTCTTGCTACCTTCAATGATGCATCTGTACCTGCTTTGTCTTTGTCGAAACAAATCACTACATTTTCAAATGACTCTACATATTCTAAGTTTTCTTTGATGTCTTTGTCTGCACCTGCCGCTCCATTCTTAATGGAAACAACAGCCCACTTACTGCCGAGCATTTCATATGCTGCCATTGCATCACATTCACCCTCAACAATAGTTAAATACTTACCGCCTGATTGGAATAACTGCTGACCAAATAAGCCAGTACCTTTAGGTGGTGAGGTCCAACTGAAAGTCTTATCTTGTTTACGTACCTTGCTTGCTACATTCTCATGATTAATAAAATAAGGATAGGCATGTTCAACAATATCACCATTGTGATTGCGAACAGATTTAACACCATACTTCTTGGCTGTGTTAAGGGATATACCTCTATCAGATAAAGGATAATATTCACCTGTCTGAATGTGGGTAGTAGTCTTTTTAATTTCTTTAGCAGGTCTGCTGTAGTCTACTTCTCCATTCATTTCTTTTTCATAGTCACGCATGAATGTCTGGCAACTGAAACAATAAGCTGAACCATCATCGTTCATTGATACTGGGTCACTGCCTCCACATTGTGGGCAAGGTAATTTGTATTTTACAAAAGACATATCATGTTCCTTTTTGTTGGGTATAAAAAAGGGAACTAAAAAGCTCCCTTGGATTTACTAAAATACACAAGATTATTCTTGGATTAAAGCGTCTTCAGTCAATAATTCTTGAAGCTTAGAATGTAAGGCTACTGTCGATGCTTGAGCAATTACATACTCGTTACCTGCATCAGTAAACTTTTCTTCTGCTAAGGCTAAGAGTTGGAAGGCACGTTTGCCCTCCTCCCCTAGCTTTTCAATATCATATTGCTTTTCTTGATGATTGTATATCATAGCTCGTCTTCGTCCTCCGAGTCAAACTCTTCACCGTCAGCTACCTGATACTTAATCAAGTCTAATACTTGCATTGCTTGGAAGTCTAAACCTTTGAAGGTCTTACCTTTCCACTGTGATTCCCAAGGCTTGTACTGTACCTTAACTAATGAACCATTGCCGACAAGAGTATCAATCTCATTCTTTGCTTTGTCCATAAGCTTAGGTGCTTGGCGTACCATATCGTTAGGACCATTCACCTTACGCTTGATTACTAACGCAGGACCTTCTTCCATATCTTTAACAGTGTAGCCATCGTTGCGGAACTGCTCTGCAGTGTCTTCGTCTACGACTAAGTTAACAGAATATACTGGGTCGTACGTTGTGTTAGGCTGAGTGACTGAAGCCCAAAATGCTTTACCTTGAATAACTGGCATAATATATTACCTCTAAATAGTGTTGATGATTTAGTTACACCGATGAGGTCGTTACCCCACCGATGCCTATACAGATTACAGGATGTTTCGTTAGTTGTCAAGCGATTTTTTTGTCGCCTTACTCTTAGTGGGTGTTGATGTGCTTGCGCTCTTGGCTGTAGGCACACACATCTTCATTACATCATTAAGCGTATAATCTTTTTCGTTTATTTTATGAACACCTCCATCGCTAGTTGAGATAAGAATATTAGTGCCATGTTGTTTAACACTTGTAATCATATTACGTGCAATGTAAATGTTGTAAGGGTTTTTAAATTCTAGGAATGAATCCATTTTATTTCTCCGTTAAGTTAATAGTAGTAATACCTGCGTGGTTCATTATATCAGTAATGGATACGCAAAGTCCATAAGCTTTATTCTTTTGAGAGTATTTGCTCTGTGGTTTTTCATTGTACTTATCTGGATGCTCTTCAATATATTCTTGAGCTTTCTTTAAGTCAAACATATATATTGTATCATCTTCTAAGAAGTGATAAAGAATAACATCAGCCTTACATTTTCTAAACCATCCTAAGTTTGTTGGTTTATTACTCCATGTTTCTAAGTAAAAATTATTATATCTGTTTTTTACTTCTGCTTTTACTTCAATGAAAAGTTTCTTATCTCTTTTAACTGCTAAGTAATCTCCATAATAAGTTTGATATGTTAAATTATTTCTAAAGTCATCGGTATGTATAACAAAATCATAACGTTTATTTAAAAACTCAAATACTTTTTTGTTACTTTCTTCTTCGATGGCTCTGCATTTTTCAAAGCTATTCATAAGTTAAACCTTTTAAAAATATATTCTATTACAACTGCGAGTAAAGCGCAAACAACTAATCCAATTATTATATTCATGTTGGTGACACATCGAATATAAATTCATTTGTTATTGCTGTAGTGGTGAATGTTTTGTTGTGAAACTCTCCACGCTTTATCATTTCTTCTACAAGTTTTGTTGCTTCATTTTCTGTGTAGGCTTCCATCTCTACCATACATTGTTTAACGTCTCGTCTTCCAACACGAACCCTAAACTTCTGAAGCTCCATCTCTCTATCTTCAGGGAAAAGCTCGTAGCTTAGCTCGAGTATAGTGTTGTCACATATACCTTCTTCTCGAGTGAAGTTATCCTTCAAAGATAATAGTACTTGGTATGCTTCGTCGTAGGTTAAGTCAGCCCTTACGTCTAACACATTATCAATGCCCCAAGTAAAACTAATTTCATATAATTCTTTCATGTTCTATCCTCATAAATAAACCAAATGACTACACATATTATAAATAATATAAACGTAAATGATAATGAATCCAAGTTATTTCTCCTTATCTTTTAGTCGATACTTAAGTTCATGGTGGAAACCTGTGCCGTTAAGGTCACGCCATTCTTCTAGCGCGGCATCATATACTTCTATCTCTGCTCCATATGCCCATGCTTTAAGTAACTCTACGCGCTCATTAATTTCTTCTTCTTTAGTCATCCTAATTACTCCAACCATTCTTTAACAATATCATAATCACTATCTAATACTTCACCTCCATTAGAAGTGGTGAAGCGTTCGCAAAGATACTCAGCAGTATTCTTTCCGTTGGTCGCAAATAACATATTGAAGTCTCCGTAATAACCTTGCTCAGTTAAATACTCTACGCATCTATGTATTGCTTTTATTTTCTGGCTCATGATTATTCCTTAACTTCTTTAGATGATGTGACAACTACATTAATATCTTTGAATACTCCACGCGCTATTAAGTCATGTTTCTCCTTCATCTCTTTAACTTTAAGTAAAGCTTCAGCATGTCCCGAGGCATCAGTTTTAATGGTATACTCTGTTACAACTTGGAAGGTGACATCATAAGTGTTTACTCTTTCATCAGGCATGATAATAGACTTAGGTATTTCTATAAATCCTGCTTCACTTTCTGTGTCTGTTACCCAATTAGTACCGTCCATTGAAGCGATACAATTATAGATTGTTATTCTTACATAACTAAGGGCAGGGTCTGGATGATATACATTTACATCATAAACCTTACCTTCATCAGTAGTGAAACTTGTCCACCAATCTTCATCACTATTGTAAGTACCATCATTTATGATTGCTTCAACTGCTAATCTTTCTAAGTTATATTTAATCATTGTCTTTATCCTTAATCGAATCGAGTGGTGTTGCGCTGATAGTACATTGCTTCAGCAAGTCGCTGAGCTTTTAAACTTTTTATATCTTCTACTACTGCAGTGTTAAAAGAAGGTAAACCTTTATGGATTAAAACTTGTCCATCCTTTAGAGGGTTGAACATATAACCTGCCTTTGAACCACTGTACATGGCATACTCTTTATCGGTACGCCCTGTTGTTTTATTTTTAATATATCTAATCATCATTCATCCTCCAACACAAACACAGTACCAATACTTACAACAACAAAAGGAATTAAAAATATAATACCGTTAAAACAAGAGGGTAGTATTTCATCATCTTCAAGTACAAATACTGGGCGACTATCACAAGCTTCAATATCAAAACCAAAACCATTTCTAAAACTTAGTGTTACAAACTTATTTAAAAAAGTAAATGTCATATGTTCTCCAAGAAGGGAGCATGAAGCCCCCTATTATTGTTTAAAATTTAAGCTACTAAACTTAGTAGTTCTGAGTTGACGACATCTTTTACAGTCTGTTGTCGTTGGTGTTGAACACTAGCAATATTATTTTCTGAGCGCTTAGAGACTTCAGCATGTGTACTCCAATCAGTCATTGCATTGTATACTGCCCAAAGATTATCACCTAAACGTTTCTTATAAGTATCTTTATATATATTATACATATATGTTAATGCTTTATTTTCTCTTGGGGATAAAGATAATAACTCTTCTATGGATAAATTACTACCATAAAATTCTTTAAGTTTATTAATAGTCTTCTCAGCCTTAGATGCTTTAACAAAAATATTAAATGCATCTACATCTCTTATTGAAGTGTTATAATATTTATGCCATAATTCATTTTCATTCTGCATAACATTAAGACTATTCATGATTATCTTTGAACCTCTTGCAATGTCTAAACCTTGGGTATGTTTACTTTTATATACTGCAATTTCACCTGTAGTAAATACTTGTAAGTTAGTACAAGCATACTGGGTCGCTGCACAACTCATCATAAAAGCCCATGTTCCATCGAAAGAAGTTATACTTAATAGACTTAGTGTTGCTGTATCACCATCCGGTGTAACATATGAATGTTCCGGTAAGTCATACTTAACAAAAGTTCGTGAACCATTATGCGAAGTTTGTATAGTTTCTTTTAAGCCTGAAGTATTTAGGTCCGAGTTTAATATAATGTTACGGCTAGTATCAATTAAACGCTTAGGAGGGACAGCAACATATCGTTTACCATGGACTCCAAGCTCAGCACCAGTATCAGTACGATATATAATTCGTTTAGTTGATGTTAGAATTTTATGTGTTTCTTTTGATAGATACTTAAGTGGCGCTGTTTCAATGTCGAAATCTGCCGGACCATAGCCGTCGAAAATAGGTTTGTTGTTACCGAAAATTGATTGAACGTTATTCATAATAATTACCTTTTAGGTTTTAAAAAATTAGGGGGCGACATCCTTGTCATTCACTTTACACAAACAAATAATCTACATGTGCTTTTGATACTTCCATCGCATCATTAAATCTATTTTTCTGGGTAGCTAAGTGGTTGCACCAACTATCCCATAGTTTTTCTGTACCAATGTTGTGACACAACTCAACATAGTCTTCAATTTTTTTATGGTAAAGTTCCTTAGATTTTATCTTAGTAGAAATCTTTAAAACTTTATCATCAATTCTATACATTCTTACATTGTGGAGGTCGATGCATCCTACAAGTCCGGCAGTTAACTGGCAAACAAATCCGGCTTTTACTGCGCCAAGTCCATCAACTTGCATAAATAATTTCATAAGAGATACTGATTTTTCATGGTCAGTTTTACTGCTGTTGATGATAGCCCTGAATTGACCAAACATTTTACCTTTATTTTTAGATAAATAGTTATAAGTTTTTTTCTTATTGCCCCATAAAAATCTACTATCTTTTTTATGTTGGGCAACATCTTTCATTTGAGAACCTACTGAATGCCATGGTTGCTGAATAGATAATACTACCATTAAGATAACATCAGCTAGATTGTCAGCAGATTGTTGAGCATGCTTACTAATAATTGGGGCATGTGTCTTATACATTTGCTTATACCTTTGAATGTTTAAGTGAAAGTGAAATCGAAGCGTCATTGCCTCGATGCCTTTATAGTATGCTCACAAATCGGAGCAATTGTCAATCCCTATCCCTGTGCATAATGCGATTGTGATAGAGTGTGATGCATATGTGTTTTTATTATATTCTTATTCCTTTTTGTTATTAAACCTCGAAGACTCTTCTATTAG